CGATTGCTTCAGATAAAGCACTTTTAAAAGTCATTTTCTTGTTAGCGTTGAATTGCTTTTTGTTAGCTACTTCAAACGCATCGAAACGCTCGTTTAATTTGTTACTCATTTCATTAACTTCAGATTTTACAATTTCAGACGCCTTCACTTCAATAGTGTTTGCAACTTCATTGTTTGATTTTTCGATTTTTGAATCGATTGAATTAGATATTTGATCTAATTGGTTTTTTAAATTTTCTTCCATTTTTAAGATTTTAAGGAATTTAATAAATATTTTAACACTTCGGAATCATTATGTTTTACCTCAACATTCGGCAAAGTGGTTTCAATAACCGGCTTTGTGAACTCCATAAATAATGATTTTAATTTTAAAACTTCGGCCTCAATAGCGAATCCCATATCATCGGATATTTTGCCATTGCGAAGTAGTTTTGATAAATTGTCGTAACGCTTTGAAACCTTTTCTAAATCAACGTTTCCTTTAACGTCTAAAATTTTTGCCTGGTCATTCGCTGCATAAGTAACGGCGCTAATTTCGTAAAGTTTAACTTCACTAATTTCGCGGTAATCACTTTTATTTTGTTTTTGGATTGGTAATATACCAACTGAATTTTCCGTTATCACGCCGCCCTTCATAAGTTGAACAACATCCATTCCTAATTGTGTTTTTGGAATTTCAGCAACGAAAACAAGTCCTTTATCATCTTCATAAAGTTCAAGCATTTTTCCGATTGGTTGATTCATATCGTGTTGATATAAATATTTAACACGTTCACCGTTTTCGGCTATTGTCTTTTTATATGCGCCTTTAGTAATGACATCATCATCAGAATCTTTGTTTCCAAAATAAGATCCATAACCTTTAATTATTCCTGCCTTTTCATCAGCATCAATTAATTCACCAACCGGCGCCGCTTTGTAAAGAATTGTATTCATAAGAAAAATTTTTGTAAATATACGGATTTTTAAATTTTGTTAAAATGTATTTAATCCGCCCGATCCAATTCCAAATCCTATATCACCAATTTCACCAACTGTTTGCGCGGCTTCTTTTGGAAATGGTGCAATACTACATCGGCAATTTATAACTTCAGCACTCGGGCCGCTTGGATCACCTGGGTACATTAAAAACGAACCCCCAACCATAAACGAATCATTGTATGGTATTGGATCGGATCCACCGGCTTCGGCGTGTGTGTCGCGCGTTCTATCATCAAACGAAGCTATCCATTCCTTCATCATTTGGGCGCCTGGAAATATAGTTGTCGCGGATTCCATTGTTGCAAAGTTAGCCGCGGCCGTTGCTTCAGTACGAACCAAACGCGTTGATTGATATCTTGAATAAGTATCAAATTGATTGTTTAATATACGGGCCTTTTCTGATGCGCCTAACGTCATAAATTCAGGATCGGACATCAAACGTTGTGTGATTTTAATTAACGTTTGTTTAGCCGTTCCCGATACTAACGTCACGCGTTGCGCACCAACAGCCGAACCAAATGACGCAAATGAATTAATCCATTGGTCAACAAATTCGCCAGGATTGATTCCCTTTTTAATGTATTTGTCAAAGTTTTTAGCGTACCATTTAGCAAATTGCAATCCAATATCGGTATATAAATCGCGATATATTTTTGATAAATCAGTTTCGGAAAATAATAATTGAAAATTTGTTTGACCTTCAGAAATAAAAGATTCAACGCCTTTTTTATATTCCGTTTTATAATACCGTTTTACTTTTGATAATTGACGGCGTTCGGCTTTGTCAAGTTCATTTTCAAAATCCCTTTGCCATTTTTCCCTATCTATTGCCAAACTATTCGTTTATTTCGTTTAATTTTTTGTTAACCCAATCTTTCATCGCAGTCCCACCCCAAAGATTCCAAGAAACAAAACCGTTATCCTTCCAAGGCGTATCTTTATAGCGATCCGCAATTGTTTGATTTCCTTCGTGACGCGCAAAAAATGATTTAATACGATTTAACATTTCAATATCTAATGGCGCCCTATTGGCTAACATTGAAGCCCTACGCCATCCCGTCGCCGTTCCGGCTTGTACTTCAGAACCGTATTTTTCACGCCATTCAATCATTCGTTTAGCGTTATTACTTGCGGTTTGAGGGTATGTTGTGAAAGTTTCGTCCTTACTTATTGGATTTTTTTTTTCGATTGTATTGCTGTTTTTTTGTTGATTAATAGCGTTTAAATAATCTTGATGATTTTCAAAAGGCATATAAACAACTTCGCCGTCAAAATTATGTTCGTGATAACCTGAACCGTTTAATTCATTGGCGCGTGATTCAGCTTCATCAACGGTCGTAAAAACGTCGGTCATTCCTGTTACTAATTTTTTGCTTAAAAACTTATTGACGTCAATATCAATTGATTCAATTGGCGCATCCATTTGTTCGGGATTAACCGGAATTAAATTTGCCGGAATGAAGTAATCGTTTAGCGCTTCATCATCTTCATCAACTCCGTAATTCATAACGGCACGTTTTTCATTTGGCGTTATCCACCAAGCTTTTGATAACTGATCAACAACTTTGTCGGCTTCTTCTTGAAGTTCTGGAATTACAGTGAAATCAAATTCAATACAAAGTTTATTTCCATACATTGGAGCCAACCAACGGTTTAATTCCTCTTTAATTTTTATTAATTCAGGAATCACCGCGTTTTGATATAACGCTTTTTTCGCTTCCTTCATATTGTTGTAAGAACTTGAATCGGTATTGTTTAACAATTGAACCGGCACGTTGTAGATATTACACAAATCTTTTACTGATGCGTTATATTGTTCAATTAATGATAAATCCGAAGCGTTTAAACCAAAGTTAACCCAACTTAATTTTTTCGGTGTAATAATAACATCACCGGCATTTGATGAACCTTGGAATTGTTTTCTAAATTTATCTTTTAACTGTTGCGCCTGAACCTCATTCAAATCACCTTCATCGGACATTAATAACCCCCTGGCCGTTTGGTTTTGTAGATATTTAACCCCCGTTTGAATCGCTTCATTGTTAGTTGTTAACGAACGCAATCCGGCTTGCAATGGTGATTGTCCGTATAGGTGTGAACCAGTTCCATCATATAAAGGGTTAAAATCTTTTATGTGGCAAATATCTTTTGCAGGAATTTCAAATTGTCCGTTATACTGAACTTTATATTTTTGTACGGGTTCCATTATACCGCCCGAAATGATTTCCATTATTTGCGAAGGCATTGCGTAAAGCTCTGTATATTTTCCAACTTTCGGGCCGGTTTCTGGCCCAACTCCGTAAATATAACGATTTCCGGTTAATTTTCCGAATGATATTAATTCAGTAATAAACGAATTATAAGATTGGGCCGGATTTGGTCGCTCTAAAATGTTATGCAATTCCGTATCACTTAACTCAACTAATGAGCGCTTTTGTAATAACGCCGCTTTCTGTATTGTTGTGCTATCAATTAAGCCGCTAGTCATTGATTTATAACGCTTGTAATCGTTTTCGTTTTGTATTTCATAGATTTGAAACGGAATCGTTGTTGCGGCCTTTGTAATCAAGTTAATCAACGAATAAATCGTTGCATTTTTTCGATAACCTTCTTGAATATATGAATCATCGTTTTCAGGGTTCCAAACAATGGATTCGCCCAACCAATTATAAATCGCTTTATTATAATTAATATTCGTGTTTTGTGAACTTTTATTGACAATTGATTTGAAACGATCTAAAAATGAAGCCATAAATGAATTAAATAAGAAAATTTTCGTAAAAATACGAAATTAAAATTTGTTTTATACAATAAAGAAATTGTTGATTAAGTTACGTTCGATTGAATATGATGTGACATCAATATGTTCATCGTGTTTAGCGTTTGGAAATGTACTAACTTGTTGAATAAATGCGTCATTCCAATTGTCATCAATCAAATAAACGCGGCCGCCTTCAATAAATGGCGATGATGCGCGCGCTCTTTCAATCTTTGAATATCTTACGAAATTTGTTTTTAATTCCGATA